TTAAAATGGTACACCTGAAACAAGAATGATATTGGCATAAGGCGTACATTCGCCCGAACGCACAATAGCTTTACTCTCTTGGCTCAAAGCTTTAAATTCTTCGTGAAAGACATAATCCACGGTAATTTCGTTGTTTTGTTGTCGCGCTAATTGTTCAAGTTTCTGCAATAACGCTTGATGAATGCTCGGATTTTGACGTTCAATTTCTTTGGCTAAAATCGCTCGCTCCACAAAACATTCACCCACTACGGCATCAAAAACCGATAAAAAACTTGGAATCCCGGCTGAGAACATCCACATAAAATGAGAAAAAGAAAAGAATATGGGAAGTGGTTGGAGTAAGTGGGAAGAAATGGGAAGGAAGTCTTATAGAATAAGGGGTTGAGAGAGTTTAGCCCCTTTTTTATTGAGAGAAATTTAAAGATGAGAAAATGAGAAAAATTAGCTGATTAGAGCCGTTTCAACCACATAAAGTGAGAAATTCCGATCCAAATTTAAAAGCGTTTAAATGGCGTTTAAATTCATTGTTTAGCCTTTCATCAATCAATCGTTATCTATCTTGACAGTTTCAATAAAACCTTTTTATTATCAATTCACTAGGTGCTTAAAAATTCAAAAATAAGCACCTTAGATGGCTTTTTGTCTGAAACCTTAGGCTACGGCACGAACCTCAAGGGCGGCCAGGCTCTCTTTTTGTTCCTTTTCAGTCTGGGCTGCTAATGCTTCGGCTGTTGCCAACAAACCAACTTGTCTATCTTTATTGCATCGCCTAAATGCACACACAAGCTGCCATTCATCATTAGCTAAGCCCTCAGGCGGTTTAGGTTGAACAAAACCTTGTGCCTTAGTTTCAAGGGCTTGTAGCTTGTTTTCTAGTTGATCTATACGTTTTTGCAAGTCATCTTGGCTTGGTGGTATAGGTTTATCAGGCTCTTTTGTTAGGGGAGTAGAAAAGCCCAAAGCCTGCTGTACTGCAATCGGCATATCCCCAACATAATATTCAAATACATTTCCCTTAGCTCCTGCAACCCGTCTTCTTTGCCAATTTCCTTTTTTGGCATTTAGTAGTACACCTTGAGGAGTATTAGGCAATCCGCCTATTCCAAGTAGATTTTTTACAAGTTCCCACTCTTTCATTTAAACCACCTTAAAAGAAAGAATAACTTTCTTTTTGAATTAAAAACAAATCTCCTTATAAATCAAACAATTAAAAATAGAGGGTAAAATAATTAAAATTTTTAAAAGAAAGCATTTGACTTTCGTTTAAGATTTAAATTGAAATCTAAACGAAATTAAGGAGTAACACTTTAGATTTACACCAAAGTTTAAACTAAATTGAGTTTAAAGAAAATGCAAGGAGTGTTTTATGCAAGAAGACTGGAGCAGAAAACGAATTGTGTATGAGCTACACGAGCGAAATATCACATTAGCATCGCTTTCTGTTAAAGCTGGGCTATCACCATCAACACTAAAAAATGCGTTACGAATGAGCTATCCGAAAGGTGAACGCATTATCGCTGAAGCAATTGGCGTACCACCTCAAGAGATTTGGGCAAAACGCTACGCGGAACGGGGGAGCCGCTTATGTGGTTAACATCGCAAGAATTACTAGGCTTAAAAACAATGCCTACAACATTACAAGGCATTACTTTTAAAGCTCGAAATGAAAATTGGGAACGCCGCCGCAAAGCTGGAGCAAAAGGTAATGTTTTTGAATACGCTTTCTCCTCCCTCCCCCAAGAAGTCCAAGCAGAATATTTGCTTAAAAACACCACCTTACCAAAACCAAGTGCGGTGGAAAAACAGGCTGAAAAGCAAATGACCGAAAGCGCGTGGAATGTCCTCGCTTCGGCTACTAATGAACAAGAACGCCGTGCTGAACGTCGTTTTAATGCGGTGATGAAGCTAAAAGGGTTGCTTGATATGCGTCTTAAATTAATGGACGCCATGGATCGGGTGGTTGAGCATTTTGCGGGACAAGAGGGCGAAGCGGTGAGCCGTGGCAGCCTAAAACGCTGGTGGTATAAGGTGAAAAACCACCCACAAGGCAACTGGTTGCCGTTGTTGCTAGACAGGGTGGAGCGAGATACCACAAACCGCTATGCCGAACTTGACGACAAAGCGTGGCAGTTTTTTCTGGGGGAATACTGCCGCCAAGCCCAACCGAACTTTGCCATTTGTTATGAAGAACTGATGTATGCAGCGGAGGAAAACGGCTGGGCAGTGCCAAGTCTTAACACCTTAAAACGCAAATTTAACCGAGAGCTGACGCCCGCCCAAATTGCCCTGATGCGAGGCGGTGATCACGCCCTGCGTGAGTTGGTTAAACCGCAACGCCGTAGCGTGGCTCACCTCCAAGCCCTTGAAATTATCAATGGCGATGGTTATCAGCATAACGTGTTTGTGGATTGGTATGAGGACGGCAGTCGCCCTATCCGCCCGAAAACCTGGTTTTGGCAAGATGTCCGCACCCGTCGCATTTTAGCGTACTGCGTGGACGATAGCGAAAACGGTAATCAAATCCGTCAAGCCACGTTGCGATTAATTAAGCAATACGGTATCCCGAAAAAGATTTTGATGGATAACACCCGAGCGGCATCGGATTTGCAAACCTCTACCCAAACCAAACGAGGTAAGCGGAATAAAGCCATTGTGGTTGATGGGTTGTTTGAACGCCTTGGTATCCAAGTGATCCGAACCCTTGTATTTAAAGGGCGAGGCAATGGACGAGCCAAGCCGATTGAGCGTGCGTTTCGGCGTGATGGACTACCCGCTTACATTGACCGAAACCGCCGTTGCGAAGGCTTTTTTACAGGAGATAGCCCAACGGAAAAACCCGAAAACTACCAATACAAAAAAGGCTTAGATAAAGCGACATTTTTGCAAATTGTTGAAGAGGGTGTGCGTAAGTGGAACGCCAAGAAAGGACGCCAAAGTGAGCTAGGGCAAGGCATTTACAGTGCTGATGAGCTATGGGCGAGGGATTACGCCCAAATTGAAGTGGTGAAACCTACCGATGAGCAATTACGCCAATTAATGATGCTCGGTGAAAGCACCAAAGTGGATAAATACGGCTGTTTTACCCTCAAAGCAGGCTACCGCTTAGACGGCGAGAAAAACACCTACTACGCCGAAGCCTTACAAGGCGGGCAATACCCTTATGTGGTGGTGCGGTTTGACCCCGATGACTTGCACGGCACGGTGTATGTGTATGACTTAAATGGCGTGTATTTGTGTGATGCGATCTGTGATAAGCCACTTGCCTTTGACAGCGTGAAAGGGGCTGCAATGCAACGTCGCTTAGAGGCACAAGAAGCACGCCAAACCAAAAAGCAAGTACAAACCCTAGAGAAAATGGACAAACACCAACACGAACAATACCGCAAGCATTTTGACGACGTACCAGAGGCGGAGTTAGTTGAGCCGAAGAAAGTCAAGCGACTAGCAATGTTCGAGGGGAATTTACAACGCAAAGTCGAAGAAATGGATTGGGTGGTGGATGACGATCCCCCTACCGAAAACGGATTTGCCAAAGGTGTAGCGAAATTTAAATGGGTATTAAATGATGATTAAACCACAACGAAAAGGACGAAAAAATGACAGAAATTATTGAACAAATCAAGCAAATTATTGAAAGCGGTGAAATTAACCGTATGCAACTTGCAAAAGAAATTGGGGTAACGCCACCTGTTATCTCAAGTTATCTCAATGGTAAATATACAGGGGATAATGACAAAATCACCCAATCTTTGGAAGGGTGGCTTGAGCAACGCGAAATCAAACGTAGCCAATTTATGACCGCACCTGAGTTTATTAAAACCCCAACCGCCGAGCTTATTCACACCATTATTAGTTATGCTCATGCGTTAGGCTGTATTACCACTGTGTTTGGAATGAGTGGTGCAGGTAAAACGGTCGCCGCACGGGAGTATCAAAAACGCCACCGCAATGTGTGGCTGGTTACCGCCCACCCAAGTCGAGCTAGCCTTGCGGAAATGCTTTATGAAATCGCTCTTGAATTGGGCGTGGGCGAACCGCCAAAACGCAAGGCTGCCCTTGCACGCTTAATTGAAAGCCGAATGAAAGGCACAAAAGGCTTGCTGATTGTTGATGAGGCGGATCACCTCTCTTATGAAACGCTGGAAGAGTTACGTCTTATTCAGGAAGCCTGCGATGTAGGAATGACTTTAATTGGGAATGACAAGGTTTACACCCGTATGCGTGGCGGCATTAACCAAAGCCACGACTTTGCCCGCCTTTGGTCGCGTAGTGCGAAAAACGAAAGCATTCAGCATTGCAAAAAAGAAGACATTGTCGCCATTGCCAATGCGTGGCAACTGGATACCACAGATAAAAAACTGATCAGCTTATTAGCAGAAACAGGCAAGCGAGGTGGTGGCTTACGCATTTTAACCCAAGTGCTACGCCTTGCGTGGTTTAGTGCCAACGGCGACAACAAACGCCTTGATTATGACTACATTTTAGCGGCGAAAAATGAATTGCAAGGGGAAACGGTATGAAACGCACCACATTAACCCACCCAAACCCTGTTTTACGAGGCAATAACGAGATGGTGTTGAACTACCTAAGCCAAGTGCAAAAGTGCATTAGAAAGCTGGAAGAAATGGGCTTGCACGTGATTAATGTGCATTTTGAAAGCATTAAACCCAAAGTGCGGGTGCAACCCAACCATAACACCAAAGAGCTAGAAAAAACCGCTCAAGCGATGCGGTATATCCTCGGTAATGATGGACAACGCTTTGACGAGTGGCAAATGATGGTGCAAGGCATCAAAGTAGTTTGGAGGAGTTATGTCCAGTAAAAAGAAAGGAAAGGTCGTTTATGCCCTTTATCGCGGTGAAACCAACCTTGGTGATGGTACAGCCGCAGAATTGGCAAAACGGTTAAATAAAAACCGCAATTATATCCCGACGCTCGCCTGCAAAAGAACGCACAGGTTAGCAGAGAATAACCCAAACCGCTTAATGGCAATCAAAATTGGTTATACCACTGATGAACTATAAGGAGGAAAAATGAAAAAAATCGCCGTAATTTGCACCGCACTTTTATTGGCGGGGTGTGATGGACAAACCCGTGCCAAGTTTACCGACGTGCGAATTGCTGAAATTTGCAAAGGTGGCGTGGTGTATTTAGTTGTTAATAACGGAGGCATCACCCCCAAAATCAACGGCAATTATGACGTTTATACCTGTAATCAATCAGCTAACCCATAGGAGAAAACAATGAGTAAAACCGTAATCGAAGGAAAAACCTACTGGCGAGATGCCAAAGGCAATCTCACACCAGAGGAATTGGTGAAAGACATAGACAAAGAACGCCACGCCTTAGTGTGTGAGTGGGTGGAAAAAGCCAAAGCCTTAAACCTTGAGATGAGCCGCTTTAAAGGTGGGATTTTTGGTGATATTCAGGCTTTCATCGAACTGTCCGCCGAAAAGTACAACGCCAAACTGGGCGGCAACAAAGGCAATATTACGCTATTTAGCTATGACGGCAAATACAAAATCGTGCGAGCGATTAGCGATCATTTGCAATTTGATGAACGCATTCAGGCGGCTAAGGCGTTAATTGATGAGTGCCTTAGCGAATGGTCGGAAGGCTCTCGCCCAGAGCTAAAAACCTTGATTGAGCGAGCGTTTGATGTGGATAAAGAAGGCAATCTCAACACAGGGAGAATTTTAGGCTTACGCCGTGTGGAAATCACCGACCCACGTTGGCTAAATGCAATGCAAGCCATTAGCGAAAGTGTGCAAATCGTAAGCAGTAAAGCCTATGTGCGAATTTATGAGCGGGTGGGTGATAGCGATCAATATCAGCCGATTAGTTTGGATATGGCGGGGGTGTAACTATGTGGAAACCAAGCAAATCAGATTATGAGAAAGTCAAAAAGTTATTAAAAGTTCACACTTTGTTGCCAGAGGAAGAAGAACAGCTGCATGAAATTCAGTACGCCTATGAAAACCCCGTTGAAATAGATTGGGTTCATAGAGCAACGCTAATGGCACTAGAAGAAAAATATAAAGCTCAATAAAGCCCTTTTCAACACGCTTTAAAGCCCATTTAAGGCGTGTTTATAAAGTGTTTTAAATCAAAAAATAGGAGCAATGACAATGAATTATCACGCTGAAATAGACGTTAAATTGACTTTGGGTATTGAAGCTGAAACCAAAGACGATGCGATATGTTATATCCAAGAACGACTAGCAGAAATGAGTGAAAATTACGACATCAAAATGAGATATCGAATTAATTTTGTGAATGAGGAATGCGACGATGAAGAATAAATACCTTGTCAGAGTTTATGGAATGGTTGAAATCACCGTAGAAGCCGAAAGCATTGAGCAGGCGGCGGAAAAATGTGATTTAAACACCTTAGACCTGAATAAATTGCTTCATCAGATTACGGAAATTGACGAGGTTGTGGAGGTTGAAGAGCTATGACAACGCAAAAGCAAAGTGAACTTGCACTCAAGCTGGATATGATGATCGGACAGCTTCAACAGGCGGTTAGAGCGATTAATACGGGCAACTATATTGCGGCTGGGGTGTATATGGAAATGGTACAAAATCAGTTGCCAAAAGCGAGATGGCAGGTAAGGGGGTAAAGATGAAATCGTTTACATTAGTTTTAACAGCAACCTTTGATTTTCGTGACGATGAAGCGAATGAGATTGGCATTAAATGGTCTAGCACAGATGGAAAAGCATTATCAGAAGCCCCAAAAGAGCTTAACTTTACGATTAGGGAGTTGATGAGTGATTGTAATTATGCCCTAACTATTTTAGGTCATTTATTTAAGCAATTTAGTCAAGAGAAGCAACCCGTCACAGCTACTGCAAGTGTTAAGTTTGAAGGGGAAAATGAGGATTGGCAACTGGCTTTTTCCGTACCAGAAAAAAATGAAGCAAATGAATATATCCAAGGATTGCTTTTTGGATTGCTAACACAGAGAAATGAACTTTTGCGAAAGATAAAGTTATTAGAAAAGGAATTGTATTAAAACGCATAAACATGAGAAAACAAATGACATACAACATTGATCTAACAGAGAGAAATAAGAGGTAAAAAATGATTAACGAAAAAGTCCGAATGACAATCGAAATAGAAATGGAACGCTACCAACTTGAACAGCTAGAAATATCAAGTAAAACAGAAGTGTTAGGTGGCAATATTGTTCGACTTGATTGGGAAGGTGGTGTATTCGATGAAGTTGATGGTTACCGCAATTTATTCAACATCGTAGATCCGAGTTTAATGAGTGTGCTTTTTGATAACTTAGAAGACGAGCATTTTGTTAATGAATCACAGCTTGCCATTAAGCGAGTTATTACGCCAATTTTAATAGATAAACGTAAGGAAATTTGGGGAGTAAAAAAATGACACGTAGACAAACTGAATATAGAAAGCTAGAAATATTGATGAAAGCAGATAAACATTTTTATGATTACTGTGAATATACCAAGTATTGGTATGGAGCTGACAAATGGGAAAATCGCAAAGATCCTGTCATAAACGGTATTCGGTTAGCTATTGGACAATATATTCAGAAGGGCGCCTCGGATAAAGGAATTCGGTTTTCAGAATTTGTTCAATGTTTAAGTACAGACTTTGCCAATGGATGGTTGAATGCCGCTAGAGAAGCGGAAGAGCTTCCCAAATATAGCCGGCAAAAAGCTAAGAAACATAAAATTGGGCGAGGATGTGCTATGCCTGGTACATGGGAATATGGCTATGAATAAATTTAGAAGGTAATGAAGATATTAAAACCCATTTACCGCCCTTTTGCGAGAGGGCGGAATAATGTGTTTTAAAGGAGAGATTATGTACACCAAGCCTAAATATATCCAACTTATCCACATTGCCAAGCAAAAGTTGGGCATTGATGAGGCTAGCTATCGCATAATGCTAGAACGCCTAACAGGCAAAAGTTCAACAAAGCAAATGACTATTCCTGAACTTACTAAAGTATTAAGTGAATTAGAAGACAAAGGCTTTCGCAATACCGCAAGTAAAGCCTTTCGCACTGTCAGCAAAGAAAAAAGCAAGAAACCCACTATCGTGGATAAAATCCGCGTGGTGTGGCGTGCAATGCACCAAAATGGCATTATTCGAGATGGTTCAGACCAAGCCTTAGATCAGTTCGCGCGTAATATTGTTAATCGTGAGCTGGTAAAAAAAGGCAATAATTTCTTGATATTAAATGTATCGGGGCTAAATCAGGATGTAAAATTAGCCACAATCGTGCTTGAGCGCTTAAAACAATGGCAAAAACGGGTGGAGAAACAGCATGGATCAAGATAAATTAGACATTTTTGAACGCAAAGCCCCTGAAGTGTTGGCTGATTTGGCTGCGCATATTGAGCAAGAATTAATAAATCGTTATGAGATGCCCGAAGAACAAGCCAAACAAGCGGGAGTTGATGTCGCAATGCGCATTTCTCGCGCTTGGGCGGGGGAAATCATTTATATCCCCCGTGCTTTGCTATTGGCATTATCTGAGCGAGATTTGAAGATATGGCATGAATTTAACGGCGTTAATCACCGTGAGCTTGCCCGTAAGTATGGCGTATCAATGCAATGGGTATATCAGATAGTTAAACGGATGCAAAAGGAAGATATCGACCGTAGGCAGTTTGATATGTTTAAGTAAAAAATCTTTAAACCACTTTAAAATAGTTCTTTAAACAAAATCTTTAAACTCCTTTTAAAAGCATTTAGTTAGAAGGAGTTTATGTTATATGCCCTTTCCCATTACCAAAATCGTGATCCACTGTTCTGCCACGCAGAACGGTAAATCCTTACGCAATAAAACAAAATCCGCCGCTCAAGTGATTGACAGCTGGCATAAGCAGCGTGGTTTTAAGCGTAACCCTATCAACACCAAACATTTTAACCCGCACTTACCGCACATTGGCTATCACTTTGTAGTTGATGTTGATGGCACGGTAGAAACAGCTCGCCAAGAGGGGGAAAACGGGGCTCACGTTAAAGGGCATAACGCCCATAGCCTAGGTATTTGCCTTGTAGGTGGTATCAGTATTGATGGTAAAAACTACGGACGCTACACCGCTAAACAATGGTATGCCTTGCATAAGTTACTGAGAGAACTCGAAGCAAAATATCCCGAAGCCCGTATTTGTGGGCATCGTGATTTATCGCCTGATTTGAATGGAGATGGCACGATTACCCCGAATGAATGGCTAAAAGCCTGCCCGTGCTTTGATGTGTGGGAATGGCTGGATAGTGAGCAAATCATTAACCAAGAGCATTTATTTAAGGAGTAAATGATGAGTGCGTCAATGCAGCAATTTTACTGGGGTAAAGCATTCTCGCGAGGGTGGAAAATGAGCAATAACGCCAAGTGGAATAAGGCTATTAATGGTGGGCGTACAGCAGCACAACAGTTTTATTTGTTATGGAGTTACTAAATGGCATTAAAAGAATTAATTACCAACGACAACGGTCGCCTTAGCACCACCGCCTTTATTCAATTTTTCGGGGCGGTTTTGATGGCAATAATTTTGGCTTATAGCGTCTATTTAGACCGCTCAAATGTCAGTGAGCTTTTTACCACTTTTGCCCTATTTTGTGGCGGTGGTGTGGCGACTAAAGGCTTTGCCAATGCCCTTAATCACCGTAAATCCTCACTACCGCAAGGAGAAGAGCAATGATGTTATCTGCAAGTTTAATTGCCCTCGGTGGCTTTGCCTTATTTGTGGTTTACGCCGTATGGCGATTTAAAAAAGCGGAGCGAAGCCTAGAACAAATGTTTGCCACCGTAGAGCGCCTTGAGCAAGAAAAAGCCGTGGCACAAGCCCAAGTAAAACAGTTTGAAGTGAGAAAAAACAATGAAAAAAACCACCGCACTGCTGATCGTAATGATCTTATTGACCGCTTGCAGCAACAAGGCGATCTCCGTGATTAATCCGAGTTGTTCTGGCTTTGGTTTAATCCAAGCCAGTCGGCAGGATACCACTGAAACCCTACGCCAAATTGCGGTGCATAACGCCACTTATCGGGTGATTTGCAAGGAGCAAAGTAATGACAATTAATGTCGATTTTTGGCACTTGGTGGGGCTTCTGCTTTCATTCTTAGGTTGCTGTTTTGGTTTTGCCAAAATCTTGGTGGCACAGTTTCAAAGCAGTTTAAGCGAGCGACATCAAAACCAGCTCAAAGTCAATGATAAAGTGGAAGAACTGGAAAAGCAATTCAACCAAATGCAGTCATCTTTACCGCTGGTTTATGTGTTGCGTGATGACTACATTAGAGGGCAAACGGTGCTAGAAGCCAAAATGGATGCCTTACACAAAACTTTAAGTGATTTATACAAAATGGAGAGTGCAAAATGATAGAAAAAGCCCGCCGTGAAGGTATGCGTTGGCATTTGCTCAATACCTTGCACAAAGCGATGCCATACACGACTAGCGAACAATTTCTGCGCGATGTGATGGCTGGTATTTACCCAAACGTAACACCACACGAAATCCGCCAACAGTTGGAATACCTTTCCGACCGTAAGCTAGTGGATTTGACAAAACAACCGCACGGTGTCTGGTTTGCCGATATTAACCGCCTGGGTGTCGATATTGTGGAATACACCATCGACTGTCAAGCAGGGATTGCCCGCCCTGAAAAGTATTGGGCATAGGAGGGGGACAATGGCTCCTCGTTCAAGTATCGAAAAACTGCCTGAAGATGTTCGCCGATGGCTGGAACGCGCCTTAACCGAAAACGGTTTTTCGGGTTATGTGGAATTGGAAAACCTGCTGCGTGAGAAAGGCTATTCCATTAGCAAGTCAGCAATCCATCGTTATGGACAGCAAATTGAAAGCCGTTTAAAAGCGATTAAAGAAAGTGCAGAGCTCGCCAAACTCATTACCGAGCAAGTGGACGATGAAGGCGATAGCCAATCAGACGCACTAATGCGACTGGTGCAGACGGATTTAATGAATTTGCTGATTGAGGCGCGTAATGTGGAAAGTCTAAGTGTGAAAGACCGCTTAAAAGCACTGGGCATGATAGGTAAAAATATCGCGTCAATGACCACAGCAAGTGTAAAACTCAAAGAATATCAAGCCGAACACAAAGCCAAAGTGCAGGCAAAATTGGATGAACTCGCACGCACCGCAGACAAGGACGGCACAGACCTGCCAACTCTTGAGCGTGTGCGACAAAGTATTTTGGAAGTCTATGGCATCAACCAATAACACCGTTCTCTACGATTACCAAAAACGCTGGCTACAAGATGCCAGCCGTTTCAAGGTGGCAATGTTTGCCCGTCAAACAGGCAAAACCTTTACCACTACGCTTGAAATTGTGCTGGATTGCTTGGCGCACGAAGCCAAAGGTGAGAAAACGTGCTGGGTTATTCTAAGCCGCGGGGAACGCCAAGCGAAAGAAGCAATGAACGAAGGCGTGAAAGTTCACTTAAATGCGATGGGCATTGCCTGTGAAATTATGGAAGTGCCTTTCAAAGAAGATACCACCATTAATGCCCTTGAAGTGATTCTCCCTAGCGGTTCAAAAATTACCGCACTCCCTGCTAATCCTGATACCGCTCGGGGTTTTTCTGCTAACGTGTTTTTGGATGAGTTCGCCTTTCATCAAGACAGTCGCGAAATTTGGAAAGCCCTGCTCCCTGTGATTTCTGCTGGTTGGAAATTGCGGGTGGTGAGTACGCCTAATGGCAAAGGCAACAAATTTTATGAACTGATGACCGACCTTGACAATACCGAATGGTCGCGTCATCAAACGGATATTTATCAAGCAGTCGCTGATGGCTTGCCACGCAATATTGAGCAATTGCGCAAGGGCTTGAATGATGAGGATGCTTGGGCGCAGGAATTTGAGCTTAAGTGGTTAGATGAAGCCAGTAGTTGGCTCTCTTACGACTTAATTGACAGCGTGGAGCATCCGCAAGCAGGAAAACCCGAAAATTACACGGGCAACCCTTGCTTTGTGGGCATGGATATTGCGGTGCGGGGCGATTTAACCGTGATTTGGGTGTTGGAGTTGGTGGGTGATGTGTATTGGACGCGCGAAATTATCACCTTAAAACGCACTAAATTACGCCATCAACTGGACGAGTTAAACCGCGTCATACATCAATACAATGTGGTTGCGTGCAATCTCGACCAAACAGGTATGGGGGAGAAAATGGTGGAAGATGCCAAATATCAACACGGCAAGCAACGGGTGCAAGGTGTGCTGTTTAATGTGGCGACCAAACTCAATATGGCGACCCTTGGCAAAAATGCCTTTGAAGATAAACAAATTCGTATCCCGCAAGGGGATAGCGATTTGCGTGCCGATTTGCACAAACTCAAAAAAATCACAGGCTCAACGGGGCAACCACGCTTTGTCGCTGAAAGTGATAGCGCGGGACACGCTGACCGCACGTGGGCGTGTTTTTTAGCCTTGCTTGCTGCTAAAGATGCCGTATTAATGCCAGTGAAAGCCCATAGCAGAAGACCAAGAGTTAGCCGAAAATTAACACAAGGATATTAACAATGAAATATATTTTTATGACAGCTTGTGCCATTTGTGCTGCCTATTTGAAATTCCACAATATTGAAGGTTGGTGGTGGTTTTTAGTTATCGCCGTATTAGCATTTTGAGGATAAACAATGACAGCAAAAAAACAAGATTTAGTACGTGAAATTGCCACGCGCGCTAGTGCTGTGGATTATTGGGCATTTATGCACTATTTGCCTAACCCTGACCCTGTGTTAAAAAAAATGGGTAAGGACATCTCGGCATACCGTGAAATTTTATCAGATAGCCACGTGGGTGGTTGTGTTCGCCGCCGTAAAGCGGCAATTAAAGGGCTGGAATGGCGACTTACCCCAACGGGTAATAAAAAAGTCGATGACATTCTAACTGCACTTTTTGAACGTTTACCCCTTAACCATATCATCAACCAGATTTTAGATGCCACACTGTTTGGCTATCAAGCTTTGGAGGTGATGTGGGCGGAAGAAAATGGATTGCTGTTACCTGCCGAAATTGTGGGAAAACCACAAGAATGGTTTGTGTTTAGTGAAGAAAATGAACTGCTACTGCGTGATAAAGAAGAACGCGATGGCAAGCCTATCCCTGAAATGAAGTTTCTGCTTGCCACCCAGCAAGCGGATTATATGAACCCGTATGGCAAGGCGGATTTAGCTATGTGCTTTTGGGCGGCAACCTTCAAAAAAGGCGGCTTAAAATTTTGGCTAGAGTTTGTAGAAAAATACGGCAGCCCTTGGCTCGTGGGTAAGCACCCAAGACAAACCCAACCGCACGAAATCGAAGATTTGCTGGAGAGTATGGAAAAAATGCTTGGCACAGCGGTTGCGGCTATTCCTAACGACAGCACGATTGAACTGTTGGAAAGTGGCTCTAAAGGTGGCTCATCACAAGTATTTGATGATTTTCTGCGTTATTGTAAATCGGAAATCGCCATTGCCCTGTTAGGACAAAACCAAACCACAGAAGCCGAAGCCAATCGTGCAAGTAGCCAAGCGGGGCTTGAGGTTGCCAAAGCTATTCGTGATGAAGATGCAGCGATTGTAGAGGGCTGTTTTAATCAGTTGTTGGCGTGGATTTGCCAACTCAATTTTAATGTAGAGAGCTTGCCAACCTTTGAACTCTTCGAACAGGAAAGTATTGATAAATTGCAAGCTGAACGTGATCAGCTTCTTGCCAATCTGGGTGTGCAATTTACCGAGCAATATTTAGTCCGCACTTATGGGTTTGAACAAGGGGATATTACTTTAACCCCAACGGCAAGTGCGGTGCAAAAATCGACAGAATTTAATGAGCTAGCTCCCTCAATGCCACCTAATCTCGCAGATGGCATTGTGGAACAGCTGGAAATTGAAGCAGAAAGCCACGTGGATAATTGGTTGCAAGCGGTACAAGATAGACTGGCAGCGGCTGAAAGCCTTGAGGATTTTCGCACTCAATTAGATAGCCTTATCCCAGAACTTAATTTTAGTGAGTACGCCCAAGTGATGGCGTGGGCATCGACCAGTGCGGAGCTGGCAGGACGTTATAGCGTCAACAACGAAAGTAAAAAGGAACGCTAAATGGCAATAGAAAACGGCTTCACCTTTAAAGAGCAAGTGCGGTATTTTGAGAAAAAGCTCAATCTACCCACTGACAGTTATTTAGATGTGCTAGGCGAAGAACACGACTACTTTTTTATGGTGGCAGGGGCAAACCGTAACGAAATCGTAGCAATGTTTCGCCAAGCGGTAGATGATGCCATTGCACGAGGTGAAACCCTAGAGGGTTTCCGTAAACGCTTTGATGAGATTGTGGCAAAAACAGGTTGGCAGTATAAAGGTGGGCGTAACTGGCGTACACGGATCATTTATGACACCAATGTGTATGGCGCTTATAACCGTGGGCGGTTAAAGCAGCATTTGGATTTAGCCGATGTGATGCCTTATTGGGAATATCATCACCACGATAACGCTCACCCACGTCAGGCGCATATTGATTTAGATGGCACCATTCGCCCTGCGAGTGATCCGTTTTGGCGTTATTACTACCCTGTTAAAGCCTACGGCTGCCATTGCACCGTCGAAGCCCACGATGAAGATGACTTAAAAGAAATGGGCAAACAAGTATCACCGCCCGTGGAAATTGAATTTGAAGAGAAATTGGTTGGCGTGCGAAGTGGCAACCCAAGAACCATCAATCTGCCCAAAGGCTATGATGCAGGGTTTGCCCCGCATAATTTTGACAATCTCACCGCAAGCCGAAATCAATCGGTAGATGCAGTGCTAATGCAAAAATTAAGTCAGTCTGAACCACGCCTTGCAAGCCGTTTGATTAATGATGTGATCCGCCAACGCCCGCAAGCGGTGGCAATGTTAAACACCGCAATGGCAGAGATGGTAGAAACGGTCGCAAAAGAGAAACTGGCACGCGGTCAAATGAAATATGTGGGCGTGTTGTCTGATGATGTCTTGACTAAGTTAGATGTGCTAGACAAAGCCCCACAAAGTGCGGTGATTGCGGTGCGTGATCAAGATATATTACACGCCTTACGAGATAACAAACAAGCGAAAGGTATTAACTTACCTGTTGAGTTTTGGAAACAGCTGCCTGAAAAGCTACGCAATCCTAAAGCGATTTTGCTCGAAAGCCAACAGAAGCAACCGACCTTAGTGTTTGTGTATGACACGGAACAAGGTAAGGTGGCAGTCAAAATGGATTATGACATTCAACATCGCGATCAACTGACGCAGAAAAAACAACGGGTAAAAGTGAATATGGTGAGAACGGCAAGTGTGATTGCTGATAAACGTCAATGGGAAAGCTTAAAAGGGTTTGAGGTTTTATGGGGAAACTTGGATTAATAGCCACAGTTTGCCTGATTCGAACAGGATAATACGGTAGTTGCCTAGCGTAACCTTTCCAGTAGGAAACCCCTGTGGCTAGCTAAACTATACCCCTAACTTATTTTTTAATCAATAGGAGAAAAACAATGAGTATGTTTGATGACCCTCGTAGAGATTATCGGTTGTACTATCCTGAGTTTTTAAGCCGTTCCGAAAAAGAGCAGATCAAATCTGCGATGTTAGAAAGCCTGCGTAAAAGCAGCAATGTTCACGCAGACTTATTTCACTATTTAGAAGCGGTTAAGGTTTTGAATGAGTATCCAGAACCGCCAGAGAACAATTAAAGGATTTAAGAAGCTCTAGATCAAGCTCTTCTATTTTATCTTGCAACTCATTTGATAAAGCATTGACTACATCAATAAATCTATCAATAGAACTTTGATATTCTGCATGAGTTATATCAAGATTATTAAGTTGAGATTGAAGCAATACAATTGCAAGCGTATCTGCTTGTTGTTTATTCATTTTAAATTTCCTTTCGTTAGCGTGGCAACATTACCACGCTTTCTTTTTAATCCAATTTGTGAGGTAACACAATGATTAAAATTACCCTTGATGATACGCTACCAAAGCAGCAGTTAGAGCGTATCGCACGCACCTTAAAAGCCCCGCGTAAGCTCTATGGTGTGTTGGGTGAAACCTTGAAAAAAATTCACGCCGAACGCTTTAAAAACGAAGTCGCTCCTGATGGCAAAAAGTGGCAAGCCCTTTCGCCCATTACCCGTCAAATTAAGGGTAACAATAAAATTCTAAGGCAAGATGGCTATTTGTCGCAGAAAACCGCTTACAATTATGATGATCATCACGTGGAATTTGGTAGTGATGCCAAATATGCCCGCCTGCATCAGTTTGGCGGTAAAATTGTGCCAAAACAAGCGAAGCGATTACGCTTTGGCAAAAGCAAAATATTTGCCAAAAAAGCGGATATTCCTGCCCGTCCTTGGCTGGGGGTAAATAAACAAGATGAACAAAAATTATTGAGAAAAGCCACCGCACTTTTACAGCGTCAAATTGAGCAAGGGTTATAGTATTTAAAATCGTGGCTTAAAACGTCCATAGCGAAGTTTTCTTTTTAAGTAGTATATTGCCTTACGTTAAATTTTTTGAACGCACTATGAAAGTTTTGAACGGGGTTTGAACGACGTATAAAATACCATTTAGCCATTATTTCAAAATAACGCCAACAAAAAAGCGTGGGCTTTTTTGAACGTTGGCTATGCCGACGGGGCTGAAAGCCCGAGCAAATTTCGCAGTCGCGAAAATTGCGAGTAAATCGCGTGTTATGGCGTTTTTTATTTTTACCCTTGTGTTGGGTCATCTTGTAAATTATCTCTTCTCTTTAAGCGGTCTTTAATGCCTCTTTAATCGCCTTTTGATTTAAGTGGAGTATTTTTGGGAATACCGCTGGGAAAATCACGCCAAAAAATCTTTAAAGGACTTTAAAATCTTTTTCACCTCCCTTTCGTTAATCTATCGGTGATTTCAGTAATCAAGGACACCGATATGACCCTTATTGATATTTTTCGAGCAGGTCGTCGCCCTGACGCTAATGGTAATGTGGTGAATATCACCACGGAGTCATTGCAGCAGGCGATTGATGCCTATAACCCGCAATTCCACGAGTCCCCCGTGGTGATCGGACACCCTAAAGACAATCACCCTGCTTATGCGTGGGTGAAAGGGTTGCAACTCAACGGCGATACGCTTCAGGCTGAGCTGACCCAGATTGATCCTGATTTTGCCGAAATGGTACAGAACGGACGATTTAAAAAGGTGTCGGCATCTTTTTACTTGCCTGATAGCCCGAATAATCCCGTTGCTGGCAAGTTGTATTTACGCCACGTGGGCTTTTTAGGCGCAATGCCACCTGCAGTAAAAGGTTTGCGCAATCCTGAATTTAGCGAAGAAGAACAAGGCGTCGTTGAGTTTAGCGATTGGGCGCAATCAAGCCTTTGGCGGCGACTACGGGATTGGGTGATTGGTAAGTATGGACAGGAGGAGGCGGATAAAGCCCTGCCTGATTATTTGGTGAGTTCGGTGCAAGAGGAAAGTATCCGTGAGGAATATCGCCATACTGATGCCCTTGTTCCTGACTTTAATGAAAACAACGCACAACCAGAAGGAGAACCCGCAATGAGTGCAGAAGAAAAAGCCGAGCTTGATCGTTTGCGTCAAGAAAATGAGCAGCTAAAAGCAACACAGGCCAAAGTGGAAGCTGAAAAAGCCGAAGCAGAACTTAACTCAGCTAAAGCCGAGAATGCCAGTTTTGCCGAAACCTTAATTTCGGAAGGCAAACTTGCCCCGAAAAATAAAGACAAGGTGGTCTCAATGCTTAACGCCATGACGATGCAAGCCAAAGGTGGCGTCGTGGAATTTGAAGAGGGTGAAAGCCTTGTTCAGCAGTTTAAAGCCTATCTTAAAGACCAGCCTAAAGTGGTTGAGTTTTCAGAGGTGGCAACCAAAGACAAGGTTGCACAGCCTGCTGACGAGACGGTGGACTATGCCGAAGGCACAAGCCCAGCCAGCATTGATGCGGATAAACGCATTCGCGCCTATATGGGTGAGCACAATGTGGATTACACCACGGCATTTAATGCGTTATTTAACTAATTATTAACAAGGAGCAATTTTTATGGCACTGGATTTATCAAAATTACGCGTACAAGACCCTGTACTCACCAATTTGGCTTATGGCTATCACAATAACGAACTGATTGGCGACAGCCTTATGCCTATCGTCGAAATCGACAAAGAAGCGGCAAAAATCCCGACATTTGGGCGTTTAGCCTTCCGTATTCCGACGACCACGCGAAGCCTACGCGGCGCATCTAACCGCTTAGAGCCTGAAGATTTGGGTGCAATTGATGTGGCGCTGGAAGAACACGATGCGGAATATGCCATTGATTACCGCGAAGAAAACGAGGCCAGCTTCCCGCTACGTCAATATGCCCTAGGCGTTATCCAAGATGTGATTGCGTTAGACCGCGAAAAACAAATCGCTACCCTTGCGCAAAACGAGGCGAGCTATGACAGCACCAACAAAGTGGCATTATCTGGCACGAGTCAATTTAGTCACAAAGACTCCGACCCATTTGCCGTCTTTGACGCAGCAAAACGTGCGATTAAACGTACTATCGGACATAAAGCCAATGTGTGCGTGATTGCAGGTGATGTGTGGGAGGTATTGAAATCGCATCCGAAAGTGATTGAAAAAATTAAGTATGTGCAAAAAGGCGTGATTACACCAGAAATTTTTGCGGGCTTAATTGATATTGATACCGTCAAAATTGGTGAAGCAGTTTATGAAGAAAGTAGCCAATTAAAAGACATTTGGACAAAAACCGTGGTGTTGGCATATGTGCCGAAAACTGCAGATAAGAAAGGTACGGTGTATCAGCCAAGTTTTGGTTATACCGTCCGCCGTCGCAAAGGCTTATTTGTGGACACCTACCAAGAAAGCGGTGGCAAGTTAGAAGTGGTGCGTTGTACCGACATTTACAAACCGCATTTGGTGGGAAAACCAGCGGGTTATTTGGTAAAAGACTGTATCGCTTAACCCTTTAAACCGCATTTAAACGTCCTTTAAGTGCGGTTGAAAAATCCTAAATTTTGGAGAATGCAATGAACGAAAAATTACTTTATGCCGTGATTGGAGCGGTGGCTGTGTTGCATAACGGTAAACGTTATGAAGTGGGCGAAACCCTTGAGCTCACGCAAGAAGAAGCACAAAACATCGCCTTGTATGTAGAGCTTACCGAAAGCGGCAAAGCCAAGCTCGCCCAACAGCAACGCGATGCTGAAGAAGCACAACGCAAAGCTGAAGAAGCCAAGTTGAAGGCAGCGGAGAAAAAGCGCCAATCCAGCGCAGAAAAAAATGCAGATAGCGCAAAAGCCAAGGAGTAATGATGTATATCCAACCCCTCGACCTTTTAGAGCTAGTGAGTGAGCGGATCTTAATTGAGCTTTCCAATGACGGTAGCCGAGCAACAGAAATCAACACTGCGGTGTTAGAAAAGGCCTGCTTGCACGCCTGTGAAATGGTCGATGGGCATTTGCGTTCACGCTACCGTTTGCCACTGGAACAGGTGCCAACCTTGGTGCACAATCTTTGTCTTCAGCTGGCTCGCTATTGGCTTTATTCCCGTCGTCCCGATGGCAAGTTTCCCGACCTAGTGAAAGAAGGTTACACGCAAGCCTTAAAAGAGCTAGAGCGCATTCAGTCGGGTAAGCTGCATTTAGGGCTAACCGAACTTGGGGCAGATGGGGATGACAATGTGCCGTCAGTGCCGCGTTTTGTGGCGCGTGCGCCCGAAAAAGTGGATTTGTCGGGGTATTAATATGTCTGCCACCTTGCCCATTTTAACGAGCGTCCAAGAACGCCTACTCAAACAGCTTGACCGTTTTACGGTCGAGCTCTTCCCTGACGATTTGAAAAATTATTACGTCAGAGATGAATACGGCACGATTTTAGTGCAATACGCAGGCTCGAAGTTTGAACCACAAGGCAGCACCGACCTAGTCCATCAAAGGCGTTATGTGCATATCGCCCTGACCGTGATTGCGCGTAGTCAGCACGATGATAGTGGTGCGCTTGAGGTGCTAGATAAGGTACGCCTTGCGATCGTGGGTTTTCGCCCGACCAATTGCGAGCCTTGCACCCTGATTAGCGAAGAGTTTGCGGGTGAGGATGAAGGGCTTTGGCAATATCAGCTCATCGTGCAAACCAGTACGTGGCAAGTAGAGCAACGCGAGCCACAAGATTTAACCAAATTTACCACCGCACTATTACGCCGTGCGGGAACACCTTAGAGGAGAAAGAAAATGGCTTTTCACCACGGAACTGAAACCAAACGCGAAACAGGTGGCTCTGTCCCTGTACAAACCGTTGATGGGGCAATTATTGGCATTGTAGGTACTGCACCAATGGGCGCAGTCAATACATTGATGCTTTGCCAAACTAAAAAAGATTTTGCGCAATTTGGCACGTTGGTAGGTAAAGGTTTTACCTTACCTGATGCTTTTGACATTTTAAGCCGCTATGCCAGTGGTCAAGTCTATGTAGTCAATGTACTTGACCCTACAAAGCATAAAACCGAAATCCAAGATGAGGTACTCACTGCCGACCCTAATACTTTAATTGCCAACACAGCAAAATCGGCGTTATTGACGCTAACGGTAAAAGCAGATGGCACGCCATTAACCCTTGGCGACGATTACAGCGTAGATATGCAAACAGGCGAAATCCGCTTTAAAGCCAGCAAAACCAGCCTCACTGCCACCTACACCTATGCAGATCCAAGTAAGGTAACGGAGGCTGACATTAAAGGCGGTGTGGAAAGTGCCACTGGCGCACGCAAAGGCTTTGAGCTATTGCGTGATGGCTTTAATAAATTTGGGGCTGATGCCAAGGTGTTGATTTGCCCTGAGTTTGATAAAACGGCGACTTGTGCTGCCGCCCTTCAAGTGCTGGCGGAGCAACTGAAAGCGGTCGCCTATGTGCAGCTGCCAAAAGGGACAACCCTGTCTAAAGCCATTGAGGCGCACGGCCCACTGGGTAACCTTAATGCCAAAGCCAGCTCAGAGCGAGTACGCCATTTTTACCCTTATGCCACAGGAATGAGTGGCGGGCTTGAAAGCCTTGCCACGCACGCAGCGGGACTGCGAATGAAAGTGGACGTGGAACAAGGCTATTGGTTTAGCACCTCTAACCGCGAACTGTTGGGCGTAATTGGTATGGAAGTGCCATTAACGGCGCGTATTGATGACTTACAAAGTGAAACCAATCGCTTAAATGCCGCGGGGATTACCACGATTTTTAACAGCTTTGGCACAGGGTTTAGATTATGGGGTAACCGCTCAAGCTGTTTCCCAACGGTTACCCATATCATCAACTTTGAGACCGCCTTGCGTACAGGGGATTTAATTGATGAAAGCATTCGCCGCGCGGAGTTGCAATATATCGACCGTCCGATTGATGATGCGTTAATTGATAGCCTACTGGAAACCATTCGCACCTATTTAGGGACGCAAAAAAGTTTAGTGGGCTTTGAGGTGGGGCTAGATTACGACTACGACTTGGTAGATGCCTTTAGCCAAGGGCAAATCCCCTTGACCTATGATTACACACCAAAACTGCCAGCAGAACGCATTAGCAACCGTTCGGTGATGACGCGTAAATACTTGGTGAATTTGGTTGGACAACAATAAGTAAGGAGCAAAAATGAGTACATCCATTAATCAGATCGTCAATGCCAACGTGTACTTTAACGGCAACTCGCTGCTTGGCAAAGCTAAAGAAATTAAGGTTGCTGACATCGAATTTGAGCAAATTGAACATAAAGGGCTTGGCTTAGTGGCAACCATTAAACTGCCCGCAGGTTTAAATGCGCTAGAAGGTGAAGTAACTTGGGATAGTTTCTACCCTGAAGTTCGTGCACAAAATACCAACCCATTTAAACACCAGCAATTAATGATCCGCTCTAATTTGCAAGTGTTTGATGCAATGGGGCTAGCAAAAGAAGCGCCATTAGTTACGGTAATGAATGTGCAGTTTAGTAAAACCGCAGGCGGAAGTTTTAAGCCTAAAGAGGCGGTAGAGCTGCAAGATAGTTTTCAGATTTACTCTATCAAGCAGACATTAAACGGCAAAGAACTGCTCTATGTGGATACCTTTGCCAACATCTACCGTGTCAATGGACAAGATGTGTTGCAAAAATACCGCACGAACATCGGGCAATAAAAATCTTTAAACCACTTTAAAATCAATTTAAAGCCCCTTTAAGTAAACTCCTTGGCGAAGTTAAACAAAACCAACCAAGGAGTTTTTTATGTCTAAACAAGTTCAACAACCAACTAACCGAATCAAATTATCTCACCCTATTAACTTAGGTTCAGGCGACTTATTGGAAGAAGTTACGTTGCGCCGTATTACCGCAGGCGATCACCGCAAAGCAGCAGCGCGTTGCAAAAATGACCCTGTTGCTACGGAATACGCTGTGATGGCAATGGTTGCAGGATTGCAACAAGAAGATTTTGATGCGTTAGATTGGGAGGATGTGCAACTCATTCGCGACTTTCTGTTCGATTCAGCAGGTTGATATTGATGAGCTTTATACGCTCTATGCGGATTTGGCTTGGTGGTATGGCTGGACGCAAGCAGATATTGATGCTCTCACAATGGATGAGCTTGATTGCTGGCTAACACAGGTTAATCGACAAATTAAAGCGGGCTATATGCGAGTATAGCCCCAGTTAATTAAAAACCCAATAAGCAGGGCTGGAATAGGCATTATTACTGCGACAGCGACTGAGTAAAGCAGAGCGATAAATATCCAAAAGAAGACGTAGAAAATCGCAATAAAACCGATTTCAGCAAACCCTGTGGCAGCTGCAAATTGTGTAGCAGGGAAAATATCTATCGCAGCCCAAGCCCCAGCCACAATAAATGAGCAAACCATAATGGCTTTCGCAATCGCCAATGTTCTCTCTGAGTGTATCTCTTGCTTCATGTTCCCTCCTAGTCTTATTAGCTAACTTTACCGTGAGAAAGAAAAAATGGCAACAAATGAATTAATGATCGGCTTAGTCATTGGCGCAACGCTTAAAGGTGTGGGTGCCGCATTTACCACAGTCACTAAGCTATCCTCTCGCCTATCTAGCCAAATTGAAAAGGCTACAGCACAGCAAGACCGTTTCGGGCGTGAATTACAACGAATGAACTATCCTGCCAAAAACCTTGATGCTATAGCAAAGCGCTATAAGCAGTTAGATAGTGCGATTAGCCGAGCTGAAAAAAGTCAGCAACGCCTCAATGGTGCAATGGCACTTTCTGAACGATGGGGTAACGCTAAAAAACGTATGCAAGGTCAGATCCTTGAAACCTCCGCGCACGCTTATGCGGTAGGTCGCCCATTAATGACATCAATTCGGACTTATATGGATCAGGAGGATGCCGCTAATGACCTAAAAATTACGATGATGAAAGCCGATGGTTCGTTCGGGAAATTTAAAGAAATCGGCAAAATTGCCGATGATTTAGGACGTGATTTACCTGGCACAAAAAAAGATTTTTATAACCTTGCTCGCGCCTTAAAAATGCAAGGGGTGAACGATGACATCCTTATTGGTGGAGGATTGCAAACAGCGGCAAAACTCAATGTACTTTTAGGTATGGATCAATTTGAGGGGGGCGAGTTTCTTGCAAAACTGATGGAGGGGCACGGGCTTTCCGATGCGGAATTGAAATCCTCCGCGGATAACCTACAGCGTGCAATGTTTGCTGGTGGTATGAACAAAGAGCAAATGTATGGGGCTATGACTTACTATGCGGCTAATGTGCGCTCTATGAAACTCACTGGGGAAGAAAATGCCAAGAAAATTTTTGCTATCCAAGGATTGGCGGCGCAACAAGGGTTAGAAGGCACCTCTTTTGGTACAAACTTTTCCACGATGCTTGACCGCATGAATAAAGGCCCGAAGATGATCGCTGAAGCCAAAAAAGGCATGAAAGCCGAAGCACGCGATATTTTGGAAAGCTCAGGCGTTGAATTTAATTTCTGGGACAAAAAGGGCAATTTTAAAGGTATTGATGGCATGATGAGCGAGCTAGAAAAGCTCGACATTATTCGACAGAAATACGGTGACGAAGGAGCGGGTCTGGTTGCTGATGCACTCTTTGGTACAGAGGGAAAACGGGTTGCGCTTTTACTTGCGCAGAAAGGTAAACAGGGGCTTGAAGACTTTTTGCAAAAAATGCGAGAGCAAGCCAGCCTTGAAGAACGTATTGCCCAGAAAACTCGAACCCTAAGTGCTGCAATGGAAGCATTAGGTGGTGTGTGGGAAAGCGCGGTGGGAACAATAGGCTCCGCGTTTGCGGATGACTTAAAAGAGATGGCTAAAGCAGGTCAGCATTTTATTGAAGATACGCTAACGCCATGGATTAGCGAAAATAAAGGGCTAATTAGAACTTTTGTGGGGTTTGTTGGTGGGTTGATTGCGATAAAACTTGGCTTTTTAGGTGTCGGTTATGGGCTTAATTTGCTTTTTGGTCCTTTTATCAGGCTTTATGTTACCGCAACAAAAGTAAATGGTGCATTTAATGCGATACGCTTAGCTCGCCTAACAGGGGATTTCTCTAAACTTAGCTTGAAATTACGCGTATTAAACCGTGCCTTTAGTTTTGTCAGCGGAGGAAGTTTGCGACTGGCTAAAGGCTTATCTGGTGGCATATTTGGTGCAACAAAGCGTGTAGTAACATGGTTTGTCACCGCCAATAAATGGGGATTTAAACTTGGTATGACGCTAGCAGGTAAGCTATTTGGTGGCTTGCAACTTGTAGGCAAAGGCATTTTATTCATTGGGCGTGCTTTAGGTCTAACGCCTATTGGTATGGCGATTATAGCTATCGCAGGGGCTGCTTTCTTAATTTATAAATACTGGGAGCCTATTAAAACCTTCTTTTCAGATATATGGGAAAAAGTGAAAGGCTTTTTTAATTCAGGGATTGGCAACATTACCGCAACAATCCTCGATTGGTCGCCGATCGGATTATTTTATAAAGCCTTTGCAGCGGTATTGAGCTGGTTTGGTGTGGAGTTGCCAAGTAGCTTTAGTGAGTTTGGTAAGGGCATGATCAATAAACTCGGCGAAGGGATTGGTAAAGCCTTTGAGGGCGTGAAAAAATTTATTGGCGATACGGTCAACTGGATTAAAGGCAAGCTCGGATTTGCCACCGAAGCAGAACAAACCATTGCAACCCAACAAGCTAATATCGCTCAAAACGTGGTTGGTACCAGTTCAATGGCAGTCAGCGGTGCGCAACTTGCCCTTGAAAATGCGAAAAAGCGTGGCTTTTCGTCTGTGGGTTACACAGGCGATGGTGGCAAGCACGAGGTGGCTGGTGTGGTGCATAAGGGCGAATATGTCCTAAATAAAGAAACCACCTCACGCCTTGGTTTAGCGAATATCCAACGCCTAAGCCAGCTTGCAATGACGGCGGGACAATCGGCGTTTGCCGCAGTAAAACCGTTGGAGCCTGCAATGGCAAAGGTTGCACCGCCTAAAAGCACGATTGCAGCGGATACCATGGCAAGCGAACCTAAAAATGCGAAAAAAGCACCGCTCTTATCTGCGACAGCAAAAACAGGGACGAAGAAACCCCCACACCGTACAGGGGTTCAGTCAGTGCTTTCGCAGCGTGCAAAAGCACAGGCAGAGCCTATGCAAAATAAATCACCGATTGTGGTGCATTTTAGCCCTGTGATTAATGTCAATGGTAACCAAGCAAAAATGGATATTTTGGCGGATATTACCCAAGCTATGCAACGTGGTAGCCGTGAACTTGAGCGTGTGGTTGAACGTATTTTTGACCAGATGATTGACCAGCGTGGGCGTAGAGCCTATTAGGAGGAGAAATGTATTGTTTACTTGGCGACATCGTATTTGAACCCATTGACTTAACGGAGTTTTCCGAAACCCAGCAAGCCAGTTTTGCGGAACACGCAGTAATGCGCGGCAAACCTCGACTACAAGCAACAGGTGATGGGCTGACCACCTTGCAATTTGCGGCAAGGCTACATCATCAAATCGGCGGTGTGGAAAGCCGTTGGCGTGCGTTAAGTGCGGCAAAATCTGCTCAGCAGGCACTTGCCCTTGTGTGGGGGCGTAATGGGCTTAAAGGCAATTATGTGATCACCGATTTAAACTCAACCACGCTCTTTACTGATGGGCAAGGGAATGTGCTATGTCGGGAGATCGCCATCAGCCTGACCGAATATGTGGGGGAATTAGATGATGGGCTATTAGGTGCAGCATTACAGCTAGGTGGGAACAGCATTTTAGGCTCAATCTTGCCGAAAAATCTCACCAATACGCTGAGTGCGGTAAAAAATACCGTTAATCGTGGCGTCCAACTGTATCAAGCAGGTAAACGCGCGGTTGATGAGGTGAAAAATACCGTAGCTTTAGTGCGGCAGCTCAAAAGCGATCCACAGTCTGCCCTTGCTTATCTGCCTCACGCCTTATCAGGGTTAGATCAGTCTTTGGGGGCATTTGGTGAGCTTGTAGGGATGCGGACTGCGTTTGATGCGGTGTGCCCTTATTTGGACGTGGTTGGTGAGTTTGTTGAGACAGGGCAAGCGATTTATGATGCCCTTGCGCTTAGCAAGTCGTATTTTGAGCAATCTAATGCTGCCACAGGCTGGGAAAATTGGTTTGTGCCTGCTGATAATGCGTTTGCTGACGCCGTTGAACATATTGATAACCTCGCCACAACTACTGCCGAAATGACAGCTTGGGTGGTATTACGCAATGATGAGGAAGAAAATAATGAGAACCGTGATTAAGCATACTGTGAAACTGGGTGAGCGTTGGGACAACCTTGCCTACTATTACTATGGTGATCCTTTAGCCTATAGTCGTATTATTGATGCCAATCAGCAACTCAGTTTTTACGAAGTGTTGCCAATGGGGGTGACGGTTTATATCCCTGTCTTACAAGTACAACCCACCAATAATGAACAGATGCCACCTTGGCTAAGGGGAAACAATGACTAATGTCGCTCAATATGATTTTTCGCTGTTTTATGAAAAAACTAATATTTCCGCCGAAATTGAACCGCACTTAATTGAACTGAGCTATACCGATTATCTAGAAGGGCAAAGTGATGAATTAAGCGTAACCTTTGAAGATATCCAAGGAAAATGGATACGCCAGTGGTTTCCAACTCAAGGAGATAAATTAATTGCAGCGATTGGTTATAAAGGCTCGCCGTTAGTAGAAATTGGCGGCTTTGAAATTGATGAGGTGGAATATGCAGCCCGCCCTTCAACTATTACGCTACGGGCTTTAAGTAGCGGTATCAGCAAAAATTACCGCACTTTAAAACCCAAAGCCTATGAAAACACTACGCTGGCACAGATTGTAGCACAGGTGGCAGAACGCTTAAAACTTAAGGTGGTTGGCACAATTAAACCTATCCCAATTAAACGAGTTACCCAGTACCAAGAACGAGATGTGGAGTTTTTATCCCGTCTTGCTCGTGAGTATCATCACAGTTTTAAAATTGTGGGTAACCAGCTGGTGTTTACCCATAAAGATGAACTGGGAAAAAGCGAGCCTGTTGCGGTGCTGGATGAGCGGGATGTCATCAGCCTGCGATTGCGTGATCGTATTAAAGACACGGCAAGAGCGGTGGAAATTAAGGGCTTTGATGCCAATGGCAAAAAGGTGATTAAACAACGCAAAAATGCCAAAAAACGCCGCAAAAATATCAAGCAATCCACTGAAGCAAGTGGTGATACGCTACGCATTGTTACCCGAGGCGAGAGCCAAGAACAAATTGATGCCCGTGCCGATGCCGCACTTGCGGAGCAAAATGATGATCAGCAAGCGGGTGATCTCACCCTTTGGGGCAATCCTAAACTAGTAGCAGGCAATACGATTTTGCTGCGTAATTTGGGCGTATTTAGCGGTAAATATTTGATTAAAAGTGCAATGCATAGACTAAGCCGTTCTGGCGGCTATCAAACGGAGATTGAGGTGCGAATGCTCGAATTTATCCCTGATGATTTAGTTACCTTAAGTATGGAGGAGACCAATGCAAACCCATAATTTTACCGCCACCTACCAAGAGGGCATTGTGTCAGCAGTTGATGTGAATACCCATAAAGTGCGGTGTAAAATTCCCGCACTTGATGATTTAGAAACCGCATGGTTACATTACCCTGTGCCTAATGCAGGCGGCAATCAATTTTATTGCTTGCCTGATGTCGGCGAATTGTTGGCGCTGATTTTAGATGCGCGCGGTGAAGGTGGCTGTGTGCTAGGGGCAATCTATAACCAGCAAGACCCTGTGCCAGTGGCGAATGGCGAGATGTTTATGCTCAAATTTAAAAACGGCACAACCATCTCGCATAATCGAGCAACAGGCGAGGTGGTGATTGATGCGGCAGGAACGGTGTTAGTGAAATCTCCAAGCCTTATCACACTTGATTGCCCTGAAACCAAAACCACAGGAAATTTACTGGTAGAAGGTACATTAACTTATATGCAAGGAATGAAAGGATATGGCGGAAAAGGTGGCGTTGCTGCGGTGATTAATGGCACGTTAGAAACGAAAAATGGAGATATTAAAGCCGATAATATCAGCCTGAAAAACCACGTGCATACGGAGCAAGGAGATGGCAACGATACAAGTGCCGCCAAATAAAAATCTTTAAACGACTTTAAAACCAATTTTCCTCTCAGCCCTGTATCCTCAGGGCTATGAACACACAATTAACTACTCATTGGCAACTTGCCCCTGAATTAGACAATACACAGCCTTTACAAGGAATTGAAGATATTCATCAGTGCATTTCCAATATTCTCAATACAATTAAAGGTTCGGATATTTTGCGACCGCACTTTGGCAGCGATCATTTCAATTATTTAGATCAGCCTGAAGACATTGCTGTCCCTCATATCGTGCGTGAAATAAGCTACGCCTTAGTACAATGGGAACCTCGTATCAGGGTTGAACGAGTTAATATTACTGGTGAAGCTCCTCATTTTGAATGTCTAATTGAGTGGCATTTAAAAGACGAAATATATCGAGAAATTTATCAAACGGCGGTGAAGTTATGAGTTGGCAAAAAGACGATGTGAAAATTGTCCATGAGGACGTGAAACAAATTTTAAGTGATGCCATTGTAGATTATGAACAACGTACAGGCAAAACCTTACAACCTGCTCATATTGAGCGTTCAATTATTCAAACCTATGCTTACCGAGAATTATTGGTACGCAAAGGGATTAATGAGGCATTCTTACAAACCTTTCCACAATTTGCAGTAGGACTAGCGTTGGATTTATGTGGTGAACCTTTTGGCTGTTACCGTCTGCGTGATAAGGCAGCTCGTTGTGTGTTGCGTTTTAGTGTAGAGGGTGAACACAGCAGTATTTTAGTACCGAAAGGCACAGAAGTGGTAGTTACTCCAGAACTCAGTTTTATCACCCTTGCCGATGATGTCATCACCCCGTTAATTAGTTATGTAGAAATTGAAGCAGAAGCCAATAAAACAGGCTCTATTGGCAATGGTTGGGAAATTGGGCGGGTAAAACAATTAAAACAGCCATTAAATACCGATAAAACCATTATGGTTAGCAATATTGATACGACAAGCGGTGGCATTGCCGAAGAAGATGATGAGGCTTACCGTGAGCGTATTTTGCAAGCACCTGAAGCCTTTAGCACTTGCGGTTCTATTGCGGCTTATCAATACCATACTCGCACAGTATCACAAGCAATTGTCGATGTACAGGTGATTAATGGTGGAGGAGGTAAGGTAAATATCTACCCACTTACCGTAACAGGTGTGCCTGATGAACGACTTAAACAGGCGATTATAGACGCTTTAAGTCCAGAGCATCGCCGTCCGCTTTGTGATGTAGTTATTGTCAAAGATCCGATTGTGCAAAGCTACCAAATCGTGGCAGAACTTACCTTACTTGAGGGGTATCGTGAAGATATTGTGAAAACCAAAGCTCTTGATGCCTTGCAGGATTATTTAGCGAAACGTACTAAAAAACTCGGTATGGATGTTGTCCCCTCTGCATTAATGCAGGTGTTACGCGTTGAGGGCGTGTATGACGTAGCTATTCAACAGCCGACCAAAATGATCCTCAATGCGACCGAATGGGCGAACTGCACCAAAATAACCCTAAATATCAATGGGGTACGACAAAATGGCTAAACTACAATATCCGAGCATCATAAAAACCTCTGAAAAATATACCGCACTTGCTGAGCTAGGCAAGAAATTAGACTTGCAAGCAAAACGTCAAATTATGACCAGCCTTGTAGAATTGCTTGATGATAAATGGATAGAGCTTTTAGCGGAAAAATGGAGTGTCACAGGTTATGACGGCTTATTTGTGGCAGAAAGCGAAAGCTCTAAACGTCAGCTTGTCCGCAATGCGGTAAAACTCCATCGCTATAAAGGGACACCTTGGGCAATTCGTGACGTATTGCGCCAATTAGGTTTTGGCGAAATTGAAATAGATGAGGGATTAAAAGCCCGAAATTATGACTCTCACCAAGAAGTGACTCGCATACCGCAAGACGAACGTTGGGCGGCTTATGCTATCCGCTTAAATCAACCCATCACGAACGAACAATCAGCAGAAATTCGCAAAGTATTGCTGAATTTTGCTCCCGCACGTTGCATTTTGGCTGTGCTGGATTATAAAGCAACGCCCATTCGCTATAACAACAAAGCGACTTATAACGGGGCATACAATCATGGCTCAGCATAATTTTAATGTCTATTTAAACTGCATTTAAAGATAATTTAAGGATAGGAAATGGCAAATCTAACAGAGCAAGAAAAATGGGAAAAAGGCATTTATCAAATTGAGGAAAATGACCCTGTACATGGTGGTGAAGATGGTATCACCAACAAACCTATTAAACAGCTGGCTAACCGTACCTCTTGGCTTAAAAATCAGCTAGAAACGACAAAACAGCAAGGGCGACCTAAGCCATTAAGTGCTACTACAACCGAAGCCGTGGAAAGTGATGGACATACACATAGCCTTCCGCAAGGCTCAACTACGCAAAAAGGGCTGATCCAACTTACCGACAGCATCAATATGGCATCAAGTGTGTTTGGGGCAAGTGCGTTAGCGGTGAAAACGGCGTTTGATAAAGCCGAAAGTGCTTACAATTTGGCTGAAAGCAAACAATCCCCCGCCACAACATTAGCTGGCTATAAGATTGCGGATTTTGCCCAACGTGCCTTGACCGCAAGCGACAATCTCAATGACATCACGGTTAAAGGGATTTATAACAACTCAACTTATCGCAACACGCCAAATAACAATTATCCCGAAGAGGTATCTGGTGTGTTGCTTGTGTTATCAAACGCGGAGCAGGTCTATTTTGCCTCTAACGGTAAGATGTTTAAACGCCTTAAAAGCAACAACAATTGGGCGAATGGCTGGGTGAGACTGGATAATTTGACTACCCCCATCGGTGCTGACCAAAATCTTGATGAGATAACGACAGACGGCAATTATTATATTGTTGGCTCGTCTAAAGCAACGCTAGCCAAAAATTACCCCGTTGAGAGAGGTGATGGAGCTTTAGAGGTCTTTGGTAACGGGTATTTTCAGCGTTTTACCACTTTTCATTCTAAGCAAATTTTCACCCGCCGTAAAATCGGCGGAAATTGGACGGCTTGGGTGCAAAGTATGACCGAACTTGGCGGGGCATTTAGCGGGGATGTCATCATCAATCCGGCGAACAAGCTCTCCGCCCGCCGGATTGCCTCAACCAACAACAGCAACGATGCCTTAGATATTTACAGCAAAAACGGGCTTTTTATCTACAACGCCGACAATGCCACCGACTTGCTGGCAGGGTTTAGACCGAATCGCATTGACCTTGTACGCGATGTCAATTTAGCCAACAAAATGTTGGCATTTAGCCTTGATATAAGCAACGGGGCGGATTTTTCAAATAGTCCTAATATTGACGGCATCTGGCACGACGACACAACCAACACCTTTCATTTTCAGTCTGACAGCACGTACAAAACAACGGGCGAGATGGGCAAAGCGAGCCTCTCAGCGGTGAATTATGTTGCCAGTGGGCTAGTTGAGATTAAAAATAACAACTGGGGGCGACTAAGAGCCACACTCACCGATGGCAGTTATTGGCAATGGGAAGTAGACCCCAATTCTGCGACGAACCCAAGATTTAATTTTCTCTACCGCACCCTTGATGGCACACAACGTGCCGCGTCGTTTCCTAGGCTTGAGAAGAATGAGGTGGTGGCGTATCGTTCGTGGGTTGACGAGAAAATCCAAAGTCTCATCACTTATCAAAAAATTGGCAATTTCCAGATTAGGAAATATCCCGATGGGACAATGATACAAACTTATACAATCAGGCAGAATGATTTGTATGAATGGTTTGAAAAATCATTTAACTGGGCTATAGCTTTTGTTGATACACCATTAATTTTTTCAAAGGTAACAACTTCTATCGGAGGTTCTCACGATGCAGATGTAAATATATTAACAAAATCTAATAATGCAACTTGTTATTATCACGAGTATGAGCACGGTGGCTCTAATCAAGGCAATGTTCGCATACAATTTTTAGCAATCGGGAGATGGAAATAATGACAATGTATTACAAAGCGGGATTTTACCTAGATTTAACACAAGCACCTGAAGGTGCGGTAAAAATCAGCGACGAAACCTACCGCACGTTGCTGGAGGGGCAATCGCAAGGCAAGCAAATCGTAGCCAACGAGCAAGGTTATCCGATGCTTGTTGAGCCACAACCCAGCCCATATCACAGATTGCAAGGCACGGAATGGGTGCTTGATGAGTCAAAACAAGCCGAGCTACTCACTCAACAACGTGCCCAAATCCGCAATCAAATTAATGCCAGACGCGATACGTGCGTAAACGGCGGTGTTTACGTGCCAGCAATCGAAAAATGGGTGGACACGGACGAAAAAGGGCGTGCCACGTTGGTTGAAATCAAAGCGGATTTTGACTTAAACGGCAAAACGGAAGAAAACGGCGAGCCACGTATTTTCACCCTGATTTGTGCGGATAACACCGCTCAACCGTTAGATTTTGACAAATTCAAAGCGGTGTGGAACGCGGCGAAAACGCTCAAAGAAAAAATGTTTGAAAACGCCTATATGCACAAAATTTTGTTAGAACAAGCGGAAAATCCGCTTGAATATGACTGGTCAATCGGCTGGTCGCAAACCTATGAGGAATACCAAAATGAGCAAGAAAAATCCATTTAAAACGTGGGGCTATCACGTTTTGATTGCCCTCGACCAACTTTGCAACGCCTTAACGGGCGGTGGGGCAGATGAAACCTTTTCCAGCCGTTGTTACCGCCGAGCCGTGTTAGAGAGCAAGCCCAAAGCCCGCTGGCGGTTTTGGTTTCGGCTGGTGAATGGGCTGTTTTTCGACAAAGACCATTGCAAAACCGCCTATGAAAGCGAACTTTATCGCCGCCAATATCCTACAGATTTTTCAGAGGTGATCTAAATGAAAGTAACATTAAGAAACGGCAATTACGCTGAAATTGTTTATGAAAGCCCATTTGGCAAGCTATTAGTGGTTGAGCAAACAGACTCGGAGCTGCCCGCAGTGCATTGGCATAATGCCGATGGCTCTTACCATAAAGACGAGGATAATCAGGTTATTTCAAATGAGTTAGATATTATTTGGGAGGGGCAAAATGAAGTAACCGTTTAGAGCAAAAGAATAAGCGGCGATGTGGTAGGCTCTGACCTCTACCACATCAGCCCAAGCAGATGGTGCCTGCATAGACCCGAGACCGCTTTGTCTGACCAGACGGGCGGATTGTAACAAAACCGCGTAAAATGAGAAAGTCTATGCAAAAAGATTTGCAAGAAATGCGGTGCAAATGCTGTAAAAAGCTTCTTGCACGCACAAAAGATAATCAATATTTAGAAATTAAATGTGTGCGGTGTAAAACCTTAAACACATTTAAACCTACTCGTTAAGCAACTCAGAGTGTCCGAATGCCTTGAGCGTCAGAACGCCATAATTTAAGGATAAATTATGGCAAGCAAGAAAATCATTGTTTGGGCGTTATTTGATAGCGGCAACGGCTGCTATACCCAAGCCGCCCATCCATTCCCTAACATTGAAATCTATCCTATCGGCATTGATATTGAGCGGAAAAATCGGCATTTTTTACCGCTGAATTTAGCGGATTTTGGGCGGTTGTTTGGTGATAATACGCTGTTTAATCAGCTAGATAGCCTCCCTAAACCCGATGTCATTTTAGCCAGTCCGCCTTGTGAGAGTTTTTCCGTTGCTAACTCTATTAAGGGAGGGAATGTCTGTTGGCAATGGCAGGGAAATACACGCTTTGCTATTCGCCGTCGCAAAGATTTTGACGCGGCAGCGGTTAAAAAGCGACGTTATCGTTATGAGACCTCTTTTTTAAATCGAATTAATGGTGAGCTTTGCATTTATAACACCATTGAGATTATTAAGCGGTATCAGCCGAAAATTTATGTGATTGAAAACCCTTATGCGAGCCGCCTTTGGCACTATCTTGATGAGATTTTAGCCTTTCCTCTTCCTTATGCGAACCCTACCTATTATGGGAATTATGGCTGGCCCTGCAAAAAGGCGACTAAGTTTAAAAGCAATATTCCGCTAAATTTGCGTTATCAGCATTATATTTCGGGCAAAACGATGTTTGACTGTTTACACAGTTATAACGCCCGTTCAGCCATTCCGTTGCCACTTATCCACGATATTTATCGTCGTATTATTGAGGTGTTAGGAGGTAACAATGCGTCATTTTAGTCAAGCACCGTTACCCTTTGTCGGGCAAAAACGGCTGTTTTTAAATGCCTTTAAACAGGTTTTAAACGAGCATATCCCTGATGATGGGGAAGGTTGGATGATTGTCGATGCTTTTGGCGGAAGTGGTTTATTAAGCCATGTGGCAAAGCGTATCAAGCCCAAAGCACGGGTGATTTATAATGATTTTGATGGATACGCAGACAGACTAAAACACATAAGCGATACAAATCGTTTACGAGCTGAACTGATTCAAATTGTTGGCGATATTGTACCAAAAAACAAGCGATTAGACAACAATAAAAAGCAAGAAATTATCAATAAAATCAATGATTTTAAGGGGTTTAAAGACCTCAACACCATTGCAAGTTGGTTGCTTTTCAGTGGGCAACAAGTCAGCTCATTTGAGGAGCTATTTAGCAAGACATTTTGGAATGGAATAAAGCTGGCTGATTATCCTAGTGCTGAGGATTATCTTGATGGGCTTGAGATAGTCAGCGAGCCATTTCAACAGCTTCTGCCTAAGTTTGCCGACAACCCTAAAGCCTTGTTTGTGTTAGACCCGCCTTATCTTTGCACCAAGCAAAACAGCTACAAAATGGCGACCTACTTTGATTTGGTTGATTTCTTGCAGCTGATTGACCTAACGCGACCGCCTTATGTATTTTTTAGCTCGACTAAATCAGAGTTTGTGCGGTTTATTGCGTATATGGTGCAGGCGAAAAAGGATAACTGGCAAGCCTTTGATGGAGCTGAGCGGATAGTCCTTCAAACATCGTTAAACTATCAGGTTAGCTATGAGGATAATTTGGTGTTTAAATTCTAAAAATTAAGGGGCTAACGCCCCTATTTTTCAATGCCCGCCTTATAGCCTGCCTCATAAGCCGCACGCATAAGGCGTTTGATATTCCACACGCCCATATCATAAAAATCTAAATGGTCGCTCATTCGGGTTTCTAATGTTTCAATATTTTCAAGTTGTTTAGCAAGGTTTTCTAAGGTTTTGTTAATAGCTTTTTCAGTTGGTTTTTTCAT